AGAGGGAATAATAATCAGAACCCACTTTCACAGCACAACTCAGGGTGCCAACCCATCTTGCTCCTTTGGGAGCAACCTGCGCCCCTCCAAGGATAACAGGAGACATGCAGGATCGAAGCTGAGAAATAACATCCGCATCCTGTTTTGTTTGTGCGTACTGGATGGAGTTCATTTTGGGATCACCAACATGCAGCAACTCCACCTTATTCGGGGGAGACTCCTCAACATCAGTAAGGAACTCATAAGTAATTCCATCATCTCCTGTAACCGATACGGATTTAGGAATCATCTCCTCCATTTTCAATGCGGAGATAGGCTTCTTTTTGGCAACCTGACAAACGATTGCCTCGATAGGACACTCCTTTCCGCTAACAATTTTCAGTCCGATGCCTGCCGAGTGTACTCCATTATTGGGATCATCGACCAACTTCTGACAGGCTCGCTCCATCAATTCGTACTTGTCAACCATCCCTTGCTCCTAGTAAATTTTGTTTTTGGTAACTGTCTCTGCGTAATTCTCCACACCTTCCTTGATCCTCAGTCCAAGTGCCTTGGCTGCATCCTCAATAGCCAGTCCCAAAAGGAACATCACGGACACGATTGCAAACTGCATCGAATCCACAAGCCCATCTTGGAAGAAGTAAAGGAAAATAACCCATACAGCAACCTTCCTACTAGCAAACTTCTCCCAAAGCCATTCAGAAATCTTGTCGGGAAGCATCTTCGATTCCTCCTCATTGAGTTTTCTTAGTCCCTTTCTAACTCTTTCCAAGCCTTCTTCTGTCATCACGATATTTGCCATTGGATAGCTCCTTTCTCAACATCTCCAGTGCAACCGCCGCTTCTTCTCCTAATTCATACTTTTTGCAGACTTCCTCTATAATATCTCCGCCATAGAGGGCAGCCCGCATCAGACTCCTTAGCATGGCATAGGAGCCTTCGATCATCCCATCCCTTTCATCGACTTTAGCATGGGCCTGGGATGCTGTGTGAGATAGCTCCTTTAGATTTCCTTTTATAGATTCAATCGTTTCGTCCATTTTATCTATGAACAAAACATGACGATCCACAACTTTTGGGATGATTCCATCCCTCTTTCCAAAAAGCCTGATTAGCACATAAACAAGTCCTAATCCAACAAACATCAAAATTGCCGTGGGCAAACCGAGCCTTTCAATAGCAGGAATCCAATCATTCATTTTCTTGTCCTTCTCCAACAGACAGAACAGATGATGAGTCCCCACCCTGCAACAACCCAATCAAAGCACTCCTTTTTACAAAGCGAACAGATTGCAGAATGGAGATAGTTCATAGGAATCCTTCCTTATCTGAACTAATTACAATACTTCACCCGCAGAAGTCAATCAGTTGTGCGGGATGCTCCTGAGGAGGCGCGAGTCCTGTCGGAAGTGAAGTCCTTGGGATTCTGAGGCTTTGGTTCCTTTCCATTAGAATCTGGATCAGGAACATTATCAGCACCACCAGTCATGTTTTGCCTTCCAAACCTTTCGGCTTCTGGCATAGGATCAATTGTAATTCGAGAGTCCTCCTCTTTGGACTCCTTCAAAGTATCAATAATGGACTGTACTTTCTCAGGAGACAATCCGAGGATATCTCCTAAATAAGCATCCACAGGCATCAACTTCTCTACTTTCCCAGAAACATATTTCTGGAGTGCCGTGGTGATCTTATCAGCAAGATCAGCCTTATCCTGTTCTGTCATCGTGTCCAAATCAGGCCACTCAATAATAGGATTGTCAATCCTCGGCAGCACTCCAATATCCATCATCCTGTTCACAAATGGCCGAATCACCATCGGAGTCAAGTAGTGATTCTGTCGGCGCTTCAATTTCTTATTCCAATTCCTGGTGTCCTGGCTGGACGCCAAGCTGCCCATTTCACTCCCCATAAAGATGCGAAATGGAACTCCAATGACAGTTGAAATTATTTTCAACTGGACAAAGACGTGCTTTTCAGGATTTGCAACTTGAGGAGCGAGGGATTTAGCCGTCACCCCAACACTGGCAAGATACCGCTTGAGGCCGTCAGCATAGGCTTGAAATTCCTTCTCCATACTATCCTTGAACTCTTTGATATCCTCCTCGTTATTCAAACCAGCAGCCGCAGCAAATTCAGGATCGACTTCAAAGGAATATCCCGGGAAGGCCCCTCTCCAAAACATTTCGGCAGACCCTCCAAGGACTTTCTTCAAATCCAAGAGTCTGTTTAGGACAGCCTTCTGCCGGGGCTTTCCATAGATTTCACTGGAACCCCTATTGTCGGCCAAGTGAATCACACGAGTCCAATGGACTAATTTTGTATGGAATGACTCATTCTCCCCCGTGAGTGTATTCCCATCAGGAGAAAGATTGATCTGATAATACTTGGGAAGTCCATACCTAGGATTCCTAACATCTTTCTCAAGTTCCTTTACTTCCACAAGATGTTCAGGAAAAGGACGTGCAAACAACAAATTCAATTGTTTGGTACTTACTGTGGATTCTCCTCGGTCATCCAATCCTGGAACAGGAACCATCAAATCATTGCCATCATCCAATCCCAGCAGCAGAACTCCAAATCGACCAATCCCGCTTAGAACATCTGCCCTATATAAGTAGTGAAAGATGTTGTGTTTTTGCTCCAATTCATCCCAAACCGTCTCAAACTCAGTTTTGGACGGTTCTTCGTTCTCATAGACTTTTGGAGTCACTGACCAGCAATCATCGGGATAGACTGTAACTACTTTCTCGGCAATATCACTCCGATCAAAGAGAGTAAAGTAGTCCAAGGCACTAAAGTTGGATGGATAGTTCAGTTCATTGTCAATGTCCCTATCCGATCCCGTAATCCTTTTGATGAAATCAATTCTTTGAGTCGCCAAGTTGGCGACTGCAATTTGCATCCTGGCCTTGGCGATTTTGGAAAGGGATTCAGCGTTTTTTACGAGGGAATCTGTACTCATTTAGAAAGCTCCTATTCTGATCTTTGGACGGGAAAGCATGGCGAATCCTCCTGAACAGGAGTCCACTTGATCCTTGTATGTAGACTTTGGGAAGTATCGCAATTCATCAAGGAACTCCTCATTCCACGGCGCTTCCACCATGCAGACATTTCCTGCATTGACTTGAGAAGCAAACGTATCAGCCCGAATTACTTTATCTCCTGTAGCCCTCTTAGCCTCTACTCGGAATCCAACTAGGTTCTTGATGGTGTTCTGAGCAGATTCAAGTCCTGCCGATCCTGGTTCTTGCTCTAGTCCTATTCTTACATGAACTCCATCTCTTGCAGCAGTTTGTCGGATAATCTCCTCTCGCCTTGAAGCATCCCACTGTCCCCTAACAACATCCAATATCCAAAATCGACCTTCCCGGTCAACGGCCATTTTGACACCAACTGTATATGCTCCTTTTCCATCAAGTCCTGCCTTATCCCAGAATCGAACAATCATCCTAAATTGTTTTGGTGATGGTTCGGACTCCACCAATTTGATCCGATCCACCCGAAACATGCCGCCTCCTCTGGGAACCGGGTCTTGCATCATCTGTCCCGCGTAGCCAAAGGTTCCTAAATAGGATCGGGCCTCCTTGAGTGTCTTTTTATTGAGTCTGCGAGGGTCTAGGAGTCCCCTGACATAGAACTTTTTGAGTTCAGGAGGATTTACTTTGTCAGTCAGAATGGCGGGAAGGCAAATATGTTTCAGTTTCCCCCGCATTTTCAAACGAACTCCAGAAGGATCATTCTGATGGAGCCTCTGCATAATTAGGATTAGTGGAGTGACTGCCTTATCCACTTTCCGCTGTGATAGAGTTTCATTCATCCATTCGTTGATATTCTTCAAATCGGCATCGGACATTGCCATCGCCGGATCAATAGGATCGTCAATAATCAAAGCGTGACCGTGCATCCCCGTAATGGAGCCTCCACTCCCAACAGAGTAACGCGCCCCTCCCTTCGTATTTGCAAAATAGGCTTTCGTATCCTGGTCCTTTCTCATCTCAATATGAGGGAATAGAGTCCTAAACTTCTCACTACGAACAACGTCTCTGGACTTACGGGATAAGTCTAAGGCAAGCGGATGGGCATACGATCCACAAATGGACCTGAAAGAAGGCATCCTAATCCAAACCCAAACCGGAAACATTACAGAACAGATGGTGCTTTTGGACATTCCAGGAGGGATATTGATGACCAGATCGTAGTATTTTGGCTTCCCTTTGAAAATCCTCTCCGCAACAATTTGGAGTTCATCACAGATGTACTTGATATGCCAATTCCAAACTGGTTTTTCAGGAACAACAATATCCCAAAACTCCTGAACGAAAAAGTAGAAATCATCCCGGCAGAGAGAAGCCACTAATTGTTCCTCTGAAATTCCCAGCCCGGATTTCAGAGGATTCAAATTACTGGTAATAGCGGGCATTTATTCCTCCTCCTTCCTATCCAGTTGGTACTGCTCCATGATACTTTGTATCTCCTTACCCTCTCCCTCATCCAACAATCTGGTGACGATCAGTTTGGCAGGCTGTCCTAAATTCAGAATGACAGCAATAGATTGGACGTGTTTTAGTCCAAGTTTTTCTGCAATTTTCAATCCAATTTCTTCACTGGGAATCATAATTACCGCTCCTAAATGTTGTTGATGGATTCTTCCACAAATTCCTCATCCGGTAATGGTCCCGCCAATTCATCCAATGAGATGGCCGCTTCTTCCTCATCTTCTTCTGGAACTTCCTCCTCAGGAATAGGAGTAACTTGCTCCAAAACATCCTCCAATGTTTCCTTCTTATCCTCCACTTTTTCAAATTCCCCTTCAATCTCATCCGATTTATCCTCCAATCTCATTCTATGATTTCTAACCGCCTCCAAAACCCGCTTCCTGATTTCAATGGGCAGATAGATTTCATCCAAGTTGATGATATGGTGATTGTGGACATGCTCCACCTTCCCCGTATGCTCAACTTCAATCTTCTCCGAATATCCCCGATCCCGGTTCAGAGTTTTGTTGGCGAAGATAATCGCCTTCGTATCTCCTTCCTTGATCTTTTTGATGAGATGAGATTCAAAGAAGTCCTTTTTAGCCTCCATAATCTCCTGCATCAATTCCCCAAATCCTTTATCATTCTCAATCCAATAATAAAACTGTGACCGCCTCATCTCCAATTTCCTACACGCCTTCGTCACATTGAAATTACTCCCAACATAAGCGTATAGGAATAACTGCTGCCTGGCCCTCACTCCTACTTCCCTGAGCATCAACCGCTTCCCTTCCTGATTCCCAACCGTTTCCAATTTCCTCATCTCCTCCCATAATTCCTTGAGATGAGATGGTAGCCTCCCATAGACAAAATCAAAGAAACTCTCCGTCCCACCTTTTTCTTTCTTCTCTTTCACAGTTGCTTCCCATTCTTCCCGCTCCTTTTCCAACTCCTTATTCCTAATATCCTTCATCCTATTCCCATATTCAAACAATCGCTCCAATACCTCCCCACTTGGATTCGCCTTCCTATTCTGCCAGGAAATGAGGGTATTTCGTCCTATTCCTAATTCCCGACAAATCCTAGCTTTGGAGTACCCCTTCAACACCAAATCATAGATAATATAGTAATAATCCTCCTTCCAAACTCCTGAATTTCTACTCCTTTTCTCCGGCTTCCTCTTGAACACAATTTTCCGTCCCATAAATTTTATTCCTCCTATTCTTTAGGATTAGGAAATTCCTCTCCTACCCTACAAAACACCCCCTCCCCCTGTCAACACCCGAAAATCCCCATCATGGGACCAAGGAAAGGGATGGCAAAAACCCCCGCAAAAAACCAATGGTGTGATTGATAAGGGGGATATGCTTTCCTGCTTGGGATGGTGTCATATTTGTGGTGTTTGGCAGGTTTGTTCCTATTATTATATTTTGGTTTGGAATTAGTATTAGGAGTAGGAGTAGGATTTTGTTCCTGTAATTATATGTGTGCTCCTATTAGGATTTGGGATTTGTTTTTGCAATTATATGGGCAATTATATGGGTGCTCCTATTTGGGTTTTGGATTTTGTTCCTGTAATTATGGTTGTGCTCCTATTTGGGTTTTGAGTTTATTCCAGTAATTATATTTGGGCTCAGGACGCCTATTCACAGCAGGCATAACCAATCTGCGCACAACCCCCGCCCCTTACACAAGAGGCGTCCAATACGCGACTACGCTCCAATTGCTAGGTACGCTCCTATATGCGACTACGCTCCAATACCTAGGTACGCTCCTATACGCGACTACGATCCTATACGCGACTACGCTCCAATTGCTAGGTATCGTCCTATATGTTCGCGCGGTTCCGTAGCACATAGTGTGCCAAACTGCGACAAACTGGAGCTATGTCACGAATACCAAATGTCGAGTAGGTTTCCGAAACACAAAATCACGATTTTCTAAAATTCTCTAAATTGCTATTGGAGCGGTACTTGCGAGCGACATTCTGCCGAACTACTGAACGCTTGACGTCTTGACGGAATTTGGTGCTAATCTACCATGCCGACGATGATCGTCGCGATGTGCGATGATCGATTTCGATTCTCTTTCGATGAAAGGGTAGAAGCATGAGTAACAAGAACAGAAGCAGAAGCCGTCAGAACAAGAACAAAAACAAGAGCCAGAGCCAGCAGAATCTCATCGAGCGGCTTGCGAAGCTACCAAAGTCTGAACTCATCAGACTGATTGAAGAAAAAGACGCCGCGCTCAACAAAGCGTCTGAAACGCGCCGAGTTCGGCGCGAGAAGGTGACGCGCGAAAGCGCGGAAACTGTTTCCGCAGCATTGCCGTCTGCAGATACAGTCTCCGCATGGCGCGACTATGCTGCAACAGAAACCGAAACGCCGATCGAATCGGCGTTGGCGCTTTGCTGTGCTGCTGCTGCGATTCGGCACGATATTCCGCTTGCCACCAGCACAGTGATTCGATGTGCAGTACCAGTGTTGATCGAACGACGCGCCATCGCATTCGCGCTCAGTTCGTCGGATATCGCGTCCGATACGGACGAGCGTTGGTCGCGCTTTACATCGCGCATCGGTCACGACGTGCAGCGAATTCTGTCCGCTCTTTGCATCTTCGAACCGTCTCAACCGAAAACCGGTCACGTCTGCAAAGCAACACGTGTTGCTTTGCAGCACGGAATCGACTACGGAGACGATGCGGCTATCGTTGCTGCAATCGGCAAGCAAGGTTGGTTCTCAGGTCATACCCCATGCGTTGAGCCGCACACTGTTTCTCTTGTCGAAACAGTGTGCGAACTGGTCGGTCTGTAAACCGACCAGTTCGCAAACCAGAACCCACACCATGTTTCGGCATGGTGTGGGTTTTCTTTTGCGCTCACAAACCGCAGGCCGCCTGTACAGAACGTCTACTCGAAAAGGCCGCCCCCTCAAACCGCACTAGAGGCGGTCCGTACGGACCGCCTTTCACCACCACACTCCTTTTCATGTGCGTGCTCCCATGAATAGGAAAATTTTGAGAAAGGAAAATCCTGTACAGGAAGCAAACAAATCAGGAGTCCAAATCAGCCCCGCCTTGGAGTCCTATTTTGTTTTATAATCCTAACCGAACTCCTCAGGCATAGGAGTCCAAGAATAGGAAAATTTGGCGTCCTGTACGGACTTCCTCATACCTTACTTCCCATCAAACATAACCCTCCTAAACCTACTCCTATCTCCTAAATTATAGGAGTCCTATCTCTACAAAATACTCCTTTTATATAGGACGATTTTCTGGCTTGGACTCCTACCAATCAAAGGACTGGCAATAGGACTCCAACCCCCCAAAAACTCCTCATAGAATATAGGACTCCAACACCATAATAGTCCTAATAAATAATAGGACTCCAACCTATTATTCTCCTAATAAAACTCCTAATAAATAATAGGACTCCAACCCCTTCAAAATCCTATCCAAACTCCTATTGTTTATTAGGACTCCAACCCCCCAAAATATGCCTATAAACAGGTTATATCTCCTAATAAAACTCCTATTGATTTCTAGGACTCCAACCCAAAAAACTCCTAGAAATTTATAGGACTCAGACCCCCTTGGAGTCCTATCGTTTTATAGGAGTATTTATAGGAGAATAATGGGGGCATTTATAGGAGGTCTGATAGGAGTGCTTATAGGAGGGGTATTAGGAGCTCCAACCCCGTTTGGCACTATATATATAGGGATTCCCACACACAACACACCATAATACATATATATCCCCACCATTACACATACACATCCCTATCTATCTATATACTCCCCCCTCTTACTTTACTGCCTACCCTCACTTTGGCGTCCCTGTTTGTGCGATTTT